GGCGCCCTTGTCCCGTCCCCACCGCTCGAACTCGTTGAGCAATCGCACTGCGCAGGTCGTGCCGCGGGCGTGCGGCTCGATCCACCACCCGAGTTCGCTTGCAATGACCACGCCGGGGTTGAACCAACACCCTGTGACGCAGCAGGCTAGCATTCCGACGATCTGCCCATCGATCTCAGCGACGAAGCACGCCACGTTCTCATTGTCCTGCATGACTCTGAACTGCTGTTCGAGCGCCACGGGGTCAACTTGCATGTGTTTGTCGTAGGGTGAGATGGCAAGGAAGTCCATCGTCATGCGTGTGACGGCGGGCATGTCTTCCATCGTGGATCGTCTTACTGTCGCCATGGGGTTACCTCCGCGTAGGGGTCGTAGTCGCCTTCATCGCGCTCCATGCGCTTGATCTGTTTGGCTATCTGCAGTGCCGTGCGCACTCGGACAGGGTGAGCGAACGTCAAAGCGAGCGCGTCGGCAATGTCCGGCGACGCTCCACCCTGCAGGCGCTTCTTGATGTCGTCCTTGGCTTCGAGCATCTTGCGACCCTGTTGGTCGTACCAATAGACGGGCGTCGATAGTTCCTGCTTGAGCGTCGGTTCGGGCGGAATGGCGCCACCTGACGTAATCCACTCGCGCATTTCCCACCACATCTCGGTGCGACGGTTCACAAACTGCGCAGGCTGAAGTGCTTTCCCACCGAACGGGACCTCGATGATGTCGTATTCGAGTTGCCTGAGCCGATCGATGACGCCTGCTCCGGCGCCTGCGTCGATGAACACGGCGTCCGGTTGCCATTCCTCGATGATGGACGCCACGCGGGCTGCGAGTTCCATATTGTCCACGCCCCTGTACACGTAGGGTGCGAACGCTTGCAGCCCTTGCCGCTTCATCACGACGCTGCGATCGTCCCCGAAGCGCGCAGGGTCCACGCCGAGGATGCGTGGCGTGCCCGTCAGGACGTCGCGCTCGGTGTAGATGCGCTTGGAGGCAACCTCGACGTCAGACAGGCTAATCAACTGATCCTCGCCCGCTGCGTTGAAGTCGCACAGGTACTCGCGTGCAAACGCTGTCTCGGGCATGTCGCGCTTGAGGCGCTCCACCTCGGCTGCGTCGATGGCGTTGGTGTCGTAGACCGTGTAGCGCGCCGCATTCCAATCCGGCAGGCTGCTCGCACGGTAGTACAACTCGCTGAAAAGGTTGATGCCGCTTGGCGTCCCGATGAACATGGCGAACCCAAGACGGTCAGATAGCGCAGGCTGAATGATGTCCATCCACAACTCGGGCTTCATCTGCCCTACCTCATCCAACACGGCGCCGTCGAGGCGAACTCCGCGTAGGGCATCAGGGTTGTCGCCACCGAACAGGCGGATGGTCGAGCCGTTGTGCTTGAACGTGACAAGCAAATCACCCTCGTTGAATTCGCAGCCACCACTGCGCAGCAATGGTTCGAGGCGCTGCTTCAAGCGCTTCCATGCGATCACCTTCGCCTGCTTGAGCATTGGCGCGAGGTACGCGTAGAAGCCGAGATCGTCTTTGCACTTGAGCGCTTGGTCGATGAGGACCATCAATGCCATCTCGGTCTTGCCTGCGCGACGATGTAGGGCAAGCACACTGAAGCGCTGCCGGGCACGATGACAAGCGCGCTGCCACGGGCGCGGAACGTAGCCGAGCGATATGTCAGTCAATTGGTACGCCTGTCACGACGTTGATCGACACGCCCCCGGCGTGATCGAGCGCAACTCGATTGCCGTATTTGTTCGGGGACCAACACGCGAGAAGTTTCATACGGGTATCGACGCGCAGCCTGTGCCACGCGACCGAGCCTTGATCAACACGCTCGTAGCCGCCCGGGTCCACGAACATGAGCGGCTTGGTTTCCGCAAGTCTGATGATGTCCAACGCAATCTCGTCGTACCCTAGATCGCGCGCGTGCGCGAGGCGTTGCGCGAATTCCGTATCTTTCTCAGCCCACCTATGCACGGTTGAACGGTCAACCTTGCCGGGCAATCGGCACCATTCAGACAGGGGATTACCCTTCGAGATCCAATCCAATGCTTCCTGTGCGAGATCAGCGGGGACTTTGGTTGGTGGTCTACCGCGTTTCCTCTTCGTCATCATCGTGGTCTGTGATGGGGTGCAGGACAGCAGGGGTTCCTTCACCGACCCAAGCGCCTTCGATGTTGACGCTGATCCACTCACGGGCTTCGTCATCTGTCATTCCTTGTTTTTCAAATGCGAGCACAAGCAATTCGTAGTCGTACACGATTACGGGAGGCTGACCACAACGAGTGAATACACCTGCTCTTGCGGAGTCACACCCTTCAATGCATAGGGTATGCGTGTGTTTCTGTTCGTCACTCATGCGTGATTACTCCGGTGGTGGTGGTTCTTTCAAGCGTAGGCAGACTTCAAAGCCTGCTAGGTGGGCGATTTCGAGTGCTGTGGCGAGCGTGGGTCTTCGTTTGCCTGTGGCAGTGGTTGGTGCTGCGAGCAGGCATTCGGCGGTGTGTTGCGCGCAGAGTCCGGCGCCGACGCATTCGCGAACGAAAGTGTAGCGGGACTTTTTTTGTTCGCTGAGGCTTTCGACGATGGCGTTCTTCCAATCGAGCGGGGTGTCGATTTTGATCATGCGCGTAGGGTAGCAGGCGACTACAATTTGTGGATGCGTCATGCGAACCTACCCCACCACTTGTATGTGAACGTGAAGAACGAGTTCTTGGGACCGGGGATGCCGCCGGGTGTGACGCCGGGCATTTGGCACGCGGTGTATTGCCGACCGGGTCAGTACCTGTACTGCCATGTCCTGTTGGCATCGGGCGCGCATTGGTCGGGGTTGCCTTTGCATGCCTTGTCCACGACGGAGGCGTTCGACTGTGACTTGGACGGGCGCCTGCAGCCGTGGAGCGCCATGGGTGAGGAGATCGAGGCGGTGATGTTGGAGTACCTTGAGGGGATGCGTGTGGACGCGTTCAAGGCGCACACGCTTGGCAGGCACACGGGGATTGTGATTGATTGGGCTGACGGGTTCAGCCGCTACCCTGCGGAGCACAAGCCGCTGAGCCTGCTTGTGGCTGATGCGGGTTACTTCCTGCTGCTGCCGAACAATTACTTCACCGTATCGGATTCACACTTTATGCAGTCAAAGTATGCAGAGCAGCGGCGCCTGTACAAGCGTGGGGACGTAGAGTATTGGGGTGAATGAAACACAACCGCCCCCTTCCGTCGTAGGTTGGGGGCGGCTGAGCGGCGCGAGGCGCCTGCCCGGGCGGGCAGTGAGAGGAATGCGCGGTGCCCGGGTTGATTAGGTGGAGATCATCTCGATGCCGTGTCCGGCGCAGTACTCTTCGAGCGCGTCGATGAGTTCCTGCGGCAGGTTGGCAAGGACGTCAGGGTGGTCGTACTCGGTGCCTTGAAACTGCAGCGTCGGCACCACTGCGGTCAGTTCACAGTGGTGGAACGAGCGGTAGCCCGTAGGGTAGCCATTCTCCGGCTCAGGGGCGTGAACGATGTAGAAGGCTTTGTAGGTCATGGCAAGATCGACGCGGACCGCGAAGGCGCCTGCGAGCGACAGCGGGTTGACGATGTTGTTGGTGACGTTGCCGGGGTAGACGGTGAGGGTGGTTTGGTAGGTTTCTTGCGTGTTCATTGGGCTGCTGCTTTCAGGGTTTCGGAAGTGATGTAATCGGTGGCATCGCGTAGGGTAGGTGCGTCGTACTCAATGATAAACTGACCTTTGAGTGTCAGGTCCCGACACACAATTTGGTGTTTGCGGTGCACGTTGTATCGGCGTCGGCTCGCGGTTCGATCACGCGAAACCCACCACAGCGACTTGTTCGGGTCAGGGTTCGAGGTGTAGTAAATCGCTCCACGGTCCGTTCGTTGGCGGTGCAGTTTCATGCTGCACCTCCCTTCCCGGGATTTAAGTAGCCATGGATGTAGTCCCCGGCTTCTTTGAGGGTGTGCGCTTCAGCCACGACTTCCCAATCGAAGTAGAGCACGACGCCCCTGCACAACTCCGGGCGGCGCTTAGCAATGACGTACTTGCGTGAGGTGCTTTGGATGTTGCGGTTGACGCGGAAACCTGCATCGTGCGACTGCCGCGCTGAGAAGTAAACGCCTGCGGTGGTGGACTTGTACAGTCTCATGCTGCACCTCCCTTCTTGCGCTTCAGCGTGTTCTTGCACACAACGCGTATGCCGTAGTTGGCGACCTGCTCAATGGGCTGCACAAGCACCCACAGTGGCTCGCCTGCCGCGTCCAAGCGCACCGTCTTGTCTGCGTTCAAGGCAACGCGAGCGTACGGCTCGGTGATGTCGAATTGCCACGTGCGTTCCACGAACTTGGTCGGGAAGTTAGGGGCGTCTGAGCGAATGATCAAATTTGCGAGGAAAGTTAGCATTGGGTCCTACTCCATGTTCCGCGGTCCGGCGGTTCGGTGTCACTAAGTGTGACAGGGTGATTGTACCCTACCTGCGTGCAGGGTCAAGGTATTTGTGCAAATTAAATTGAGATAGGGCGCGGTGATTAGCCGCGCCCTGCTCATAACTACTTGTCAGCCCTGCCTTATCGGATGTGCTTGCAGGCAATATCGAGTGCGGTGCTAGTGTCATCACTGACGGTGCCGTCCCATGCGGAGTACTTGCGCACGGCGCTGTCCTTGGTGCGCACGCTGTCCTCTGAGCGCCCGTGCTCGATCCAATTGGTGATGGCGTTGGCAGCCGTCCACAGGGTCGAGCCGAAGCGCTGAGCCTCGGTGTCGAACACCATGGACGCGTACGACAGACCCGCCACAGCGCGCTCGCGGCGACGCTC